CCTGTCCTGTTATACCTTTAGAGACTCCACGCCTTGCGTTCATTCTCCTTTCGGTTCCATCCTTCTTAATGAAGGTAGCTGAGAATATTTTACCATTCTCGGACTCTTTTATAAATTGTTTTAGTTTTTTATTCATTCTATTTTGTTTTACGAATATCATTAAGTTGTTTTTCAACATCTGAAATAGGTAATTTACCTAAAGCATATTTACCAACCGACATCAAAAAATTAATATGATCTTCACAATTTGATAATGTCTGTTCTTTGTTTATAACTACTTTATTGTTTTTGTTGAGCCTATATTCAATATCTACTGATATATGATAGTCTCCGTGTAACCTCACTAATAATTGTTTAAATTGTTTTTCATTCATATTAAAATTGTTTTGTTGGATGCAATATATAAAACTTTTTGAAATAATTGTGTATAAAATGTGAATTATTTTTTTGTGTATCTGCTTGACCTACTGCGTTTAACGATAAACCTACTGCGTTTAACGAATAGAGTAAGTGCCTTTGTTAAATCCTTCTAAAGCGTATTGAGCTGCGTAGCGGATTGAGTCAATGCAGTGATTAAATTTATCGACAGGTTTTGTTTGACCTTTGGTTGCCCAAACATAATTATTTAATTCTTTGATAAGATCCGTAGAGTCAGGATCTATTATTAAATCAAAGTCTTGAAGTAATGCAATACCAGATAGAATAGACCCACTGCGTTTAATGGTCGGTCTTATGTTCACTCCCTTCGCCTTGACTTCTTTGATAAGTCTCGGCTCAGAGTTATCTGATATTATTAATTGTGGTCCTGCATATCTTATATTGAAGTCTGCAATCTGTGATGTAGATAGTCCAGCTTTACAATACATTACTTTACAAAAGATACGCCTACCCTTTTTATCTATACTGAGTTTAGTGAGAACAGTCGGATCAATACTAAACCCAAAGTCTTGACCATAATAAATATCGTAGTTTTCATTAAAGTCACCTATCCTCCAGTTTCTAAATATTACACCTTCTTGCTTCTCCAACCAGGCTCCCATAATCTGATGCGTATATTTCTCTGGTCTTCTTCTTCTGATATCTTGTATTTGATTTAGAAATGATATAGACAAATGATCTTTGTTGTCTAAGTAAGTTGTGTGTATATAGGTGATGCTTTGCCTGATTCCATTGAATCCTTCAGGTATATCTCTGTTTTGAAAGAACCTACCATAAATCCAATGCTCTTTTGTTGTTGGGTTCAGAATTAGAATTACCCTATTGAGTTTATTCTTCACCCTTACAGATTGATCTATTTTATCAAAGTCATCTTCGTTTGTTAGCTCCTCAGCTTCATCAAGAACAAAGGTAGTTATTGCGTTTAATGATTTGAGTGCGGCAGTCTGATTACCTGATGCAGTTCTAATACCCTTAAATAATATACTAGACTTTGTTTTGATGTTAGTGATCTCGTCTTTAGTTATTCTAAAGTCTTCGACCACACCCATAAGTTCTAGCTTCTCAATAAACTCTGGTATAATAGAAGATGCGGCAGATACCATTGTATATCTAGTGAACAATATCTTATGTCCTCTTTCGTAAGTAAGCAATAATAAAAATACATTTACTGCAAATGACTTACCGCTACCACGACCACCAGTTACTAAAAAATATCTTGATTGATTTCCAAATGCTTGGTACTTACTATTCAGCTTCGGTGGTTTCATCTATATCTATTGTTTTTTCTTTACTGCCCTCAAAGAAATTCATTATGGATATATCAACCTTTTCTGCATTACCACCTAGATCTACATAATCTTTTGGCTTCCCATAAACATACTCTAAGATCATCTTACGGTCAAACTGTGATTCCCTTGCATTCTCAGCTATAAGTTTCCAAAACTCTTGTTCAGACCCGTAGACCTGTCTTATAGCGTCTGTGGCTAATACTTTTGACCTATTGCGTTTAGCGACATTCATTTTACTAGAAGTCGCCAGAGAACGCCTTAAAATGGCGTCTCCTGGCTTTTGACCATTGTTCTTTCTACCATCCGTAGATTTCATATACTTTCTTACTGTTTTCTTTCTAGGCATTTAGTTTTGTATATATGTTCGTATGTTTGCCAGATCTTATCACTCCAATTAGTTTTTGTATATATCTTTTCACTCTCTGCTTTTGCACCTTTGTACTCTAATATTATTATAAAGTTTTTACCAACAGGTTTTGGATACAATTTATAGCCGTTGTTTATACACCAGGATATAGCATCTAAATTATAGTTAGGCACAATCTTTTTCTTTTCAACGGTCTTGTTTAACGCTTTTCCTTGCATTCATAATTTTTATCATAAATTCTATTTTATCATAAGCGTATTGTTCTTCACTTTCTGGGATAGACCCTATTAAGTTTATTAATCTATTTTGTTTATATTTTAGTAGTTCAGATTTTAGTTTTGAATTTTCTGCTATTAAATCTTGTCTTCTTGTTGTAGATTTTTTTAGTGAGTCAAAATATATTTGTTCAAAGTTGGTGCATAGATTTGCAAGTTTTTTATCGTGTTTTAAAATATGAGGTACAACTTTATTAAGACAATGTAAAACGTTTGTATGGTGAGCTCCCATTGACTCTGCAATTTTTTCTAGTCCACAAAAAGTATGCTTTCTAGCTAGATGAAAATATATTGATCTAGCATACACATAAGGTCTTTGTCTAGTTTTCTTTGTGATGTCAAGTTCAGTAAAGTCTTCAATAAAGTTTTGTATATCAATTAACTTCATAATTATAATTTATTTTTGACAAACTTATAAAAAATTTTGCGTATTTAATAGCTAAATAAATTCCTTGACATTCCTCATAAAGTTCTAAATGCTCAAAAAACTTAAGTGTTTTTTCGCATTCCCTGATAGTTGATCCTTCAGTAATATCTGTAATAGTATAATCAAAATACAGTTTAGTCAATGGATGATTAAATTGCAAAGTATTTGACATAATTGTTAACTGCTCTTTCAACCTTTCGTTTTCCTGACCTAAGAAAATCATCTGATGCCTCATCTGTTATTACCTTCTTTGTTCTTTTATCTATTACTACAAATTCAAATGTATCTTTATTAAATAGTTTCATATAAAGATATGCCTGAATATCATATCCATAAAAATATTTATTATAATCCCAATTTGCTATATCGCCAGTTGTTTTGATATCAACAACACGATCAGAGCAAAGTAAATCTGCTTTACCTCTAAAAGGTAATCCAAAAACATAATTTATGTTTGGAACTTCAGGTTCACCACTTACAATAAGATCCCTTGCCCTACTATGTTTAAGAATGTGCATTTTCAAATCTTGTGCCCATAATCTTTCTTTTTCTAATATTATTTCTTTTTTAGAAACTTTGGCAAGTTCTTTGTACTCTTTGTTCCTTCGGGTACTTACATCTATAAAATCATAATACTCATCCATCTTATCAGCTTCTAATATTGTAACGTGAAAAAGTCTACCATCTCGCAGTGGCTTTATGTTTGGACTAAAGTTGTTATCCTCAAATAAATAATCTTCTACACTTTCGCATAACTTTTTACAAGAAGAAGATGATAAAGCATTGACACCTAGATACCCATAATAAAATACATTATCATACATCTTATCTATAATTTCATCTACGCTCCAAACAGATCCATCAAGTAGAGTTATTGTTTTCATACTAACTTTTGTGCTTTATCTATGTGTATATATGCAACAATCTTATTGACTCTAGTTGTGTTGTCAAAGTTTGTTGTTGCTGGATTTTTACAATTTACTTCCCACTCTGGTTCAGATAAAAATAAATTATAACAATATATACCTTTAGGTGTACTGCATATATATAAAGGTGTTTCGTTAGCACCAAAACATTCTGATACTAAATAATCGTATTTAGCTTTTTCAATCAAGAGTGTATCGTAGTGTTTCTTTCTGCATTTAAGTTCTATTCGATATCCCCATATTTCAGAATAGCAATCCCATTTAGATAACTTATCTTTTGACTTTACAAGATCAGGAAAGTGATAAAGTTTTAAATAATCAAACAACCCTCTTTCATTATTAATAGTTATCATATAATATTTTAAGTGGATTATATACGTTTGATATAAAACAAGAGCTGCAGTTAGTACCTCTTTGACGAGCATCAAAAACCCTGTTATAAATGTTAATTAACCTAGACACTTTTTGTGCAGACAACACACTACCTTTTGTGTTGAACACCATATCTAAATAATTAAATTCTTCTTCAGTTAAACATTCTGGACGTTTATATTTAAATAAATTGTTTAGTTTTTCTTTTCTTTCTTCACATCCACAGTCTTCACCGAATGCCCACTTTACAGCTTTCTTTATGCCAGTTGCTTCTGTTATTTTTTCTAAATCGTCACCAAGTCCTTTTGACTTGCTGTCGAAATTCTTTTTCCATTCTTTGTATTCTTTTGTTCTTTTATCTTTTGGTTCTTTCATATTATTTAATTTTATGGTAATCTTTATTGAAGAAATCCATTATATCTTCTCCAAACTTATTGCTTATAATTTCTCTATAGTTTTTACAAGAGTTATAAATGCTTGTCAATGATATTTGAGTTTCACTTGCTATTTGCCTTAAACTTTTATTAGTAAAATAGTATAGTCTAAAAAGCTTTTCATCATACCAATGCCAGCTCTTTATTTCATTTTCTATATTATTCATAATAATCTGATTTGCTTTTTCCATATTAACAACATCAATATCTTCTTCGTATGAACTTGTCATATTTGTATTATACTCATAAGTCTCAGTAGTCTGATCATAAGCATCATAGTCCTTATATTCTAAGAATATATTTTTCTTCTTTTTGTTTTGGTGTTGGTAGTATAGATTCTTTATAGTAACATAAATATATAGTGAATTTATCTTACCATCTTTTTTTATTTTATCAGGATCAGAAATGTATTTTCTAATCCTCATATACATTTTTTGTACTAGATCTTTTGAGAGATGCCTATCCCTGCAAATACTATATGCTATCTTCATCCATTCATCATTTCTTTCAGACAGTTCTTTTAGTATCATTTTCTATTTCTTTTTGCAAATTAGCTAAAGCTCTCCAAGCTACTTTAGCTGAATGCCTAATACCATCACTGTCAAAAGAACCTGCGTCAAGTAAGTGTCTTAACAAAGCGTCAAGCTCATCACCTGATTTTGATCTGTCCCAATGTAGTTTTGTATTTGGATTATGTTGTTGGTTACCTTGGTAGCTACATCTAGCTACCTCTTTTATAGCGTCGGGAAAATACTTTAAAACACCTGAGTATATTGGTATTTTTTTTCTATCCATACCCTTAATATACTAATTTTATTTTAATTTCATATTTATCACCATAATACTTACGTAAATCCTTCACGTAACAGATGCTCATATCGTTCTCAAAAACAATACCTTCCAAAGCATCCATAAATGCTTTGTTGATATTGTCAAGAAGATCAGGACTAGAAATTCTATATGTAAATTTAGTTTTCTGATCTTTAGTCCACCTTGCGGGATATTTGTATATGTAATGTAAATATTCTACATATATTGGCGTACTATGTTTAATGATCTGAAAGTCCTTTGGTAGTTGTGATAATGTTTGTTTTGCTATTTCGTTTTTATAAAGCTTTACATTTTTAGGAGTGTAAGTGTAACCTTTTTTAGATAACCTTACAGATTGATGTGCTTTTGGTCTTATTGTATAATTAAGTTCTATTTCCATTTTTGATGTTTAGTAGTGAGTCAATTTTGTCTATAATTCTTGGGTAACCATCTCTGCATACTTCAAAACTAAAATCTTCAAAAGGTATGCTTCTGCTTCTTTTGCAAGATACTTGCACAATATTTTCATCGTCTTCATTTAGTTGTAGTCTAATTTGTGTTTCAGTTTTTTTTTCTAGTGATGAACCTAAATGTCCAGTTGGTTTGTCAGAATTATGATTACTGTGTATTACACAAACAATATGTATATTATATTTTTCTGTCCAGTACATTATCTTTTGTACTATGTCGTTTGATTCTCTTATATCATTAACGTCAGAAACTAAATCAGCTACACCATCAATTATCATTACACCTGTTTTGTCATAGTTCTTTTCTAGGTACAACTCTATAAATAAGTTTCTATCTTCTGTACTTAATGTTCTAAGACCATAAGTATCATAAAAAGAGTTATCAGTTTCTGCCATATTGATTACTCTTTGAAATACTTTTTGTGCGTGAAACTTACCTTGCTCTGTATCAAAGTGTACAAGCTTTAATTCTCCTTTGTGTCCTAACAGATCACCTGTAAATTTTGTTTGTCCTGATAAATAACAAGAACATAGCATAGATACTAAAAAGGTTTTCTTGGATTTTGGAGCCGCTTGTATAAAAGAAAAATTACCATAAGTGCCAATAGGAACAGGATAATAATTTTCACCACTTTTATAATAGCCATAAGATATAGCAACTGGAGGATACTCAACTCTTTCATTAGGATCAATGTATACTTTTTTAGTTAGATTGTTAAATTTTTCTTCTAGGTTCATATAGGTAAAAAAAAAGGGCGGACATTTCTGCCCACCCTTAAAACAAAACAAAAAACTAAAAATCTACCAGCTCTTGCTGAGAGCTTTTGCCAGTGGATATATTCCCATCAGTCCATACAACTTTACCATTACCTAAGTAATCTTTAGGTACTTCTTTTTCTCTTTCTTCTTTGGTTCTGTTGTAATACACAGATACGTTTTGACCATATTGATTTAACTCATCTCTAATTGATAAGTCAAGATTCAAATATCTACCATCTTTTAATTTAGATTTGTCTATTTTTTTTACATCTAGTGATATACTTGCGATTGTTGCCATAAGTTAAGAATTTATTAATTGAGACATAGCAGCGTCAGATACTGTATATTTATCATATACATTATCAACGCTTCCTCCAGAACTTAAATATTGTTTTACTTTATTGAAGTTTGGATGTTTAGGTGTAAGCATTTCCTTTTTTACAGGAGTCTTACCGTGATCATTAGTAGCATCAGCGTCTTTGGTATCGTCAATCAAGAATAAACCATTTAAGGCATACTTTCTTGCATAGCTAGATGATGCACCATAAGTTTGTGCAACATCCATACCTTTTTTTTGTGTGTTAATACCAGCTTGTGCTGTGACACTTAATGATTCGTCACCGTCTGTAATTGTAGCCGTAGCTTCACAATACAGTGGTTCATTGTTTATCTTGTCTGTCAAAGTCACAACTAAACCTTCTGCGTTTAAGAGTGGCTTTACAGATTCTAAGATATCTTCACAAGATCTATAATTGTAATTACCGAACTTGTTTTTCTGATTTTTGGGTGCTTTTAGTTTTGTTTGTATAGCAACCAATTTAGTAATTAGTGATTTCATAAAGGCGAATATAATAAAAAAATTTAATTAACAAACTATTAAGACTTGTTTTCTATATAAAATGCTATCCTCACTAAACATCCCTTAAGTTCATTTATTTCTTCATCAGTAAAACACCAGGCTTTATCTAATGATTTAGCGATTTTAACATAATCATCATAGTATTGATGCTCTTTTTCGTTCATAATAATTTGTATTGTTTTTGATGTTTATTAATTCTTTGTTGTGCTAATTTATAATATTCATTGTCAATTTCAAAAGCAGTTAATTTATGATCTAAATTAATACAAGCTATTGCAATACTACCAGAACCTAAGTGTGTATCTAATATTTTATCGTTAGCTTTAGCGTATCTAGTCAATAAATCTTCGTATAAAGATACAGGTTTTTGACAAGGGTGTATTCTTTCTTGTGATCTACCTCTAATAGTACAATGCCTTAATATTTTAGGTACTTTATCAAAAGAAGTCCAAGCTAATTCGTGCATAGAAAAATTTAGATCTCCCTGCTTTTTATCCCATACAATCCAGTCTCTTACATTTGGCAAAAGATTTGCATAGTAGTTAGCACCAAATATAATTTGATTCTTACTAACCCTTCTAAGTTCATCAAAGTATTTTTTATCTGGTATAGATTTATTCCAATCAGCATTTTTAGATTGTTTACCAAATCTTTTTGTACCCTGCATACGATTCTTTATACCAAAAGGAGGATCAACTATAGCTAAGTCAAATTCATTATCTGACATATTCATCATATTAATCAAACAATCATCATTATATATTTTAACTAGCATACCTCAAATATATAATTTTTTTATTACAACGCTTTTAAGGCGTTGTAATATAATATATTATATTATATATATAATATAATTTATTTACTTATTATATAATATATTATATAGGGCTTATGTAGAATTTTTTATTTGTAACCCTGTAATGCCATATAGCGTCAGGCTTTAAATCATCATTATCTACATAAATTCTATCGTCTGCAAAGCCTATTCTTGTAAATCCAACTTCAAGTAAAGCTGTTATAATTCTATATCTTTTGTAGCTATTTTGACAAAATATTTCACAGGCTCTACCAATAAGATGAGATGACCTATTGAGTTCATTTTTCCTAGTTTGACCGTCTGGTGATACATAACCTTTGACAATCTTAAATTTAATTTTACATAGATGTCTAGCTTGATCTAACATAAACAAAAACTCTCTATCCATAT